GGCTTACAACGAGATCCTGACCAACCCCGATGTCCTGAGCGATTACACGCTGAAGTTCTTCGGTCCTGAGGGTCCGTACCCTGTGTACGAAGATGAGGCTCAACTGGAGACCCGTGGTTATCCCACTTCTCCTGTGATGAGTGCCCTTGGTCAATTCCCTGCTCCTCCTGCAGCTTCCGCCCCTCAGCAACCTGAAAACTTCTGGGGTTCCTTCAAGCAGCAAATGGATGTGGATCCTGCGCAAGCCTGGCGCCTCCTGAACCAAGCTCAGCCTCAAGTTGTTGCCAACAAACTGTTTGTGATGGAGTGAGGCCATGCGTGGCGCTCTTAAATACGGTGTACCCATTGCTGCCGGTTTAGGCGTTGGTGGGTATGCCCTTTCCCAAGGTGAAGATCCTGGATCTGCTGCTCTTGCTGCGGCTGCCGGTGGCCTTGGTGCTTATGGTGGACTAAAGCTAGCCGGACGTTACGCTCCAGAGCTTGCCGCTCGTGCAGGTGCTTTACTCAAAAGCGAAAAAGCAAGTGGGTTGACTAAGGAGCAAATTCTTGCCGCCCCAATTGCCCCTGGAACAATCGGAAAAGGCAAAGTTGCACAAGGTCCCGTCAATCCTTCTCTTAATGCACCACCAGAGAAGGGTTTAGGTCCTTCCACACGTTCATACGGAAAAGTTGCTGCCGCAGGTCTTGTTCCGGCCGCTGCACTTACCGCTGGTCTCGGCGGTGTGGCACTTGGTGCTATTCCTGGTGCTATGGGTGTTCCAGGTTTTGGTCAAGGCGGTGCAATTGATCCAGAATCCCCCGGGTCAAGCAACACGTTAAGCGCTAGATACGGCGTAACACCTTACGCTAGTACGCAGTACATGTGACATCTAAGTTCACTACCTGCTAAAATTTGTGTTAGATAAGACGTAAATGTCTTTATCTTTCACCCGATAAAACATCGACACTGGAGGATAAACCAAGGTGTTTATTGATAGCTAGTTCAGATCCTGGTAGGTATAGCCCTTCAAGATTTGGTAAATAGCTCCGTGGTTACAGTTAAACTTTTCAGCAATCTTTCGATAAGAAAGTCCCGCTTCTTTTAAAGCTTTAATCTGAGCCACATCCTCCGAAGAAAATTTTCTCAAAGATTTCTTCGGTGCTCCTTTACTGGCAAAACCATTGTTTTTATAACAACCGCTCTTCCAGGCTCTTGTTAAGTTCTCTTGTTTGGTAACGATCTCTAGATTGTCAAGTCGATTATTCCTCTTGTCATTATCTTTGTGATCAACTTGTAGGGAAAAGTTACTGGTTCCATGTGAACGCAGGTCTAATCCTAAGAAAGCAACCGCCATCAAGACATGAAGATGAAAACGTTTTCTCTTCCCATCTACAAGAACTGAAATACGGTCGTAAACACTGGTTGAACGAATGGGGATCTCTTGAAAATATTCTTGATTATCGGGATCAAGTTGTTTTTCAAAAGCTTTTCCCTCTTCCGTTAAGTAAAGGTTACCAAATCCAGGAACAAGTTTTGGATCCATGTTGTTCATAAACAGCTTTCCAAAGCATAGCATGCCTCAACTGAACGCTCAACGTTGTCACCCCACCGAGCAATCGATGGGTGCAAACCGGATGAATTCAGGGAAGCCCTAACGTAAAGACGAGGGTAATCCTGAGCCAAGCCAATCAAGTCGTGATTGGAAGGTGCAGAGACTACTGGGTGTAACACGATCTTGTTACGTAATACCAGATTTAGCGTCCGGCATCCCACAGGGATGAAGAGATAGTCCACCCCTCTAAGAAACTAGAGACCAGGAGAACGACTTTCCAAAGATTCTGGGTGCGGAACTTTACCGTCCTCACCCTGCTTACATTGCTGAAATGGCAGTGGAGCCCGTGGTGGTCCATGACTTCACTCGTCAGCCCGGTCAAACCGTTCAGTTAGACCGCTATAAGTTCTGGGGTACCCCTGGTACGAAGGACAGCCGTGAGCGTATTGCCGACCAAACCATCGGTACCGCTAACAGCCGTAACATCACCAAGGAAAAAGTTCTGGTGGTGCTTAAGGAATACACTGGTCCTGCAGATCCGGGTGATCCGACCCAGCCTTCGACCTTCAAGATTGCGCGTGAAACTCTGATTACCGCTCAGCGTCTTCTGCTGGACACCGGTAACCTCAACATGTTCCACCAGTCGATCGGTAGCCTGACGCTGCTCGACGACTATCGCCGTTGGCGCGACCGCGTCTTCATTGACGAACTTGCCAAAGCAGAAGCTAATGGTGCTGCTTCCACCACCCAGGGCGGTTACTACTTTGCTGGCGCCAAGACCAAAGATTCTCAGGGTCGTGTGTCCTACACCTCCACTGAGTACGGCAACGAAGTTCAGCAGTTCCAGGTGCGTACCGACCTTCTGACCGTTGTTAAGGACCTGCGTAAGCGCAATACTCCTACCTTTGCTGATGGTCTGTATCGCTGCATCTGCGATCCCACCTTCATGATGCACCTGCGTCGTGACCCAGACTTCCGCGAGATCGCCCGTTACAGCGGCAATCCTGGCCAAGGCATGTACATGGGTAACCCCATGATGCCTAACAACGCCAGCTTCTACATGGGTCCCCAAGCTGGTCAGGGTTACTTCCTGGCTGGTGAGCCCGTGATGCCGACTGGTGTGCAGTTTGAAGGCGTCAAGTTCTTCGAGTCGACCAACTTCCCGACCAAGAACGTGTCTGCTTCCTTCGACGGTGGCTCCACCTATGCTTCCAAGGAAGTGGCCCAAGGTTACTTCTTCGGTCCTCAGTCTGTTGGTGTTGGTATCGGCGGTCCTAACGCTCAGGTGCTCATCAACAACAACGACGACTTCAGCCGCTTTATCATCCTGATCTGGCAACTGTACGCTGGCTTCGAGATCCTGAACAAGGACTTCGTGACCACTGCTTACAGCTTCGTCCAGGACGACGGCACTGTTTGATAATTACCCATAAACACTCAACATAGGAAAAGATAAATGACCTATTTGTCCGCTAAGAAAATCTACCCAGGCAACTGGGCAGAACCCCTGAACGGTTGGTACAAGAACATTGATACCAACGATGACGGCTCTAATAACGCTTCCAAGGGTGGCCCCACTTCGGTGCTTGCCATCCCTGGTTACCGTTACTTCCAGCAGCGTGGTTACGTCCCCGTGACTGCCACCTCTGGCGCTGGTGCTGTCGCCGCCGCTGATGTGATCGTTCCCTCGCCTTATCGCCAGGACGACACCCGTCCTGACATCACTGGCATGGTGATCTCTGGCAGCAGCACCCTGCCTGCTTATGTGTATCGCGCTACCATCTCCGTTGCTTCTGGCTGGGGTGATGGCCGCGTTGCTTCTGGTGTGTATGCCGCAACCGGTAACGTCATCTCCTTCGGTCGTAGCAACAGTGGCAGCCCCACCGCTGCTTCCGGTATCGGTGAAGCCGTTATCCAGGCAAACCTGACCTCCACCACTTCCGGCTCTCAGGCTGGCGAAATCTTCTTTGCTGCTGGTTCCGCTGCTTACAGCGCTAACCCTTTCCTGATCGCCTCTGGTGCCGCTGGTGTGACCGCCGGTAACGTGTACTACGCAGCTACCGCTTCCACCACTCTGAAGGTGTTTGCAAAGGAAACCGCAAATAGCACTGCTACCTCTGGTGGTTTTTATATCTCCAGTGGTGATTCCACCGGTGGCCGCACTGGTTACCTCGTCGTCGAAGCCTGCTACATCCAACCTGATGAAGCTCCTGGCTACGAAGACATTGATGGTTACCTCCTGGGCCGCACTGTTAGCTGATTGAGTTAAACTAAGACCAGTTAATCACTGGTCTTATGTCAACCACGGCAGCAATGCTTTATCAGCATAAAAAAACAGGTGCTCGCGTCAAAGTTATTAGCGAATGGGATCAAGGCGATTGGTTCATGGTCGAAGATCAGGACGGTCGCCTTTTTACCGTTTACAGGACTGAGATTGAGCCCGACGAAGAAGCCACCAAAAAGGTCAAGACTCTTCAAGTAAAAGATAAGGCAGCGCAAGAAGAACCACGTACCTTTCCTCCTGATACACGTTTAAATATCAATGGCGCTACCGCTCAAATGATCGCTGATCATATCAAGGGTATCGGATTGAAAACGGCCCGAGAGATTAAAGATCTTCAGATGTCCTTATCGGGTGAAAGGTTCAACAATCTCGAACAGCTAAAACAGATCAAAAGGATTGATTGGGACGCGGTCTTTGCCGCTGACTTGATCCGCGTATAACTAACTCCTTCTGTAGATACACCCCTGGGAAACCGGGGGTTTTTATTTTAGAATTGTAAATAAAACAGATATGTCATACTTAACCACACGAGCGGGATTCACTGGGCCAGCGGGGAAGATTGGCAGTGGTGCCCCGCACCATATCGACTTAAAGCTTTTGCAATCGCTTCCGATTGCTGAGCAAGTCAAAATGGTAGACGCGGTTGCTCGACAATATCAAACTATTGGACGTGAATTAGAGTTTTCAAATGCAGCAGTCTCTGGTGCTCGTTGGAACCCAACAGCCGATCTATCCGACAAGGTTGATTTATTAAATCGTGCCGCCAAAGCACATTCGCATAGTCAGCACAGTGGCTGGAACTCTTTAGATTTTTATGTACCCTTTAAGGGCAAAAGCCGTTTTGACAAGGGAGCAGTAGAAGACGCTTCTATTTATTTGCCTGTTGTTGCAGGGGGTAAAGTTCGTCGAGGTAGTGGTGGCGGTTACGGATACTTTTCGGAAGCCCTGGATCCACAGGGACGTATGATTGCGCGTATCGGACATGGCAATATTGACCGGCCTGAAAAAGAGGGGGATATAACCATACCTTTAACAGGTGGCACAACAATTCCCCAATCTTCTCAAAATCCAGAAGATTTTCAAGGTTTGTTGTCTGGTTATCTCCTTGGTTCTTTACTAAAGGGTGAGCCAAAAGAAGATCTAAAAACACAAATGATGCGAGGGTTTGTTAAAGAGCTGGTACAACCACAACAAAACGATATGGCTGGTGCGTTGTTCCAGCAGTTACTCTCATCATCCACAGGTGGACTGTTTGGTTAATTCAGTTCATCTATAATTGAGAACATACGGAAGTAAGCTGTGCAGCTCAGCGATTTTGACAAGAGTAGAGTCCGGTATCACCTGGGCTACTTCACGGTTTCCGTGCCGGCGGGCGACTTCGCCCGAGCCTCTTGCTCTAAAAATTGATCAATATTTAGACAACTTTCTCCTCCTTTTGTTTTAATTAAATCAGCATATTTCCCTGGAGCCCTTGTTTTTATATTGTGACAAGTGCCACATAAAATTT